ATCAGCGCCCGGGCGTCGTAGTCCGCCAGCCGCATCAGCAGCTCGTTCCAGGCGGGCTCGTCGCCCGGCTCCTCGTCGATCCACGCGCCGTGGATCGCGTCCCCCTGGAAGCCCTCGCGCCCCTGCGCCCAGGCCTTGCAGGTGATCTTGCCGCCGTTCGGGAGCACCGCCTCCGCCTCGTTCTCCGCTGTCCAATTCCGGCACTTGGTTCCGGCCGGGAGGTAGCGATCCAGCTTGTCGCGGACGTACCGGCGGCTGTCGGGGAAGGTCAGCGAGACTGCCCAGACCATGCCCGGCCCCGGCTGGATGTGGCGACCGTCGAGGCCGTTGGCTTCGAGCCATACGCGGGTGTGCGGGTGATCCCGACCGAGCGCATGCGCGACTGCCCACTGTGCGCCCAGGTCGGTCTTCCCGGCCCGGTTGCCGCCGTTGACCATCGTGATGCGGCGGCCGCTCAGCGCGAGCTGCGCCGCCCGTCGCTGGCTGGTGCGAGGCAGATCCCGATCCCACAGCCGCGCGTGCGCCAGCGGAGCAGCCCGGCGCGCATCCCGGCGGGCTCGCGCCCTCGATGCGACAGTCTCGCGCCCGCCGCTCACCGCCGCGACTCTGCGCGCACCGCGACAGCCAGCTCCATCAGCTCGCGCTCTTCGAGGATGAGGGCAGCCTCCTGAAGAATCAGCCGCGCATCCGCCCCGGCGTCGGGCGCGATACGGGCGGTCACCTCGCGCCGCTCGCCCGGCTCCAGGCCGGAGATCCTGGCGAGGATCATCTCGCTCGCCTTCAGCCGGTCTCTGTCCGCCGTCGCCGCGCGCCCGCACTTGTCGCAGGCAGGCGTGCCGCGCAGCACACCGAGCACTGCGCCGATGGCCTCCCCGGCAGCACCCACGAGCTGCCCGGCAGCCTCTCCGGTGATCTGGTCACGGATACGCTGTATTTCTGACTGGACTTCTTCAGAGGTATCCCATGTTTTTACAGTATCCTGCGCCGCCTTGTAGTGCTTCGACAGAGCAGCGAGGCTCTCCCCCACAGCCCTCCGGCTGGCAAAGTCGGCGGGGATTCTCCTCACCTCTGTCCTTCTCTGTCCTTCTCTTTCCTGAGCCGGCGTACCGCCCCCGTCACCGCCGCCAACGTGGACTCGCGAGGTCCATCCTCTCGCGCCGCCCGGAGCTGGTAGCGCAGCGTCCCCCGCGCCAGCCCAGCCACCTGGGAGACCCGATCAACCGGCAGGTCACCGATGATGTCAGCCAGCGTCGCAGCCGACCCGCCCGCCGCCCTGGCCCTGTCCTTCAGTGTCATAGCCCATCCTCCAGGTCGATCATGGGTGTATCTGGCGAGGCGGATCGGAGTGATGCTGTTCATGCCCGCACCCAGAACCCGTGCGCCCGGAACTGCGTCCCCGTCCACCACACCGAGGTCTGATACCGGCGGTTCACCGTCCCCGCCTGCGACTGGAGCGGACCCATCACGCTCCCGTCCGGCAGGTACGCCGCGCGCCGATCCCCGCGCTCCGGCAGGCAGACGGTGATGTGGCCGCTCCGGCTCGGGTCGGTGCGGGCGGCGGTGATCAGGCCGATGGTGCCGGGGTTGACCACGCGCTGCAGCTCGGTCGGGTTGGCCGCGCGACGCCAGCCATAGGCCGCGCCCCACGCCTCGAGCCAGACGTGGAGCGCGTTGGCGTTGAGCTCCACCACCGTCTCCCCGTAGACAGGCTTGACGGCCTCGCCAGCGCGGAGGCGGGTGATCGCAGTCTCCAGCCACCACGTCCGGGGAAGGAAGAGGCCGCACGCATGGGCAAAGTCCGTGGCGTAGATGTTGCAGTACGTCCTGCCGTCCGCCGGGCGGTAGCGGGCGCTGTGCTCCACGTCGAGCGCCTCCAGCACCTCCCAGGCCTCCCGGCCGAGGTTCACCGGCAGCCGGGCATGACGCGCGACGGTGCTGCTGAGGGACACGGCAGGGCTGTACAGGTCAGGCAGCGGGATCGCGCCGAGCTGCGGAGCGTCGGGCCGGAGGTAGGCGCTGTTGCACCAGCCGGTGTCCCCGCCGGCCGTCTCTACCTGACACCACGCGCCGGAGGTGGCGAGGCGGCGGAGGCGGGTTCCGGCGGGCAGGACGGCGAGCGAGGGGTACTGTGTGCCCGCCCCGGATCGGAGGTTGAGATCTGTCGTGGTGGTCAGCGTCATCGACCCTCCGCCGGGAGCGCCCCGTCCCGCATGTAGTCCCGGTCACCCAGCAGCGAGGCCGCCCGCGCCGTCGCCCGCCACTTGGCGACGACTCCGGCAGGGCCGACCTGCCCCGCGTCAGCAGCCGCCAGCAGCTCCGCCCACGTCGGGCAGGGCCGACCGTCCCAGGACAGCCCCGCCCGGTCACGCGGGCCGCCGCGCTGGTAGGCGGCATACAGGCGCTCTCCGACCTCCGCAGTCGGCTCCGCCCAGCAGCACTCCGGGAACTCGTAAACATGGACGTCCTCGGCGTGCTGGACGTACTCCTGGCCGGTGGACGCATCCCGGACGTTGATGACGGTCTGCGGGCTGCCGCAGCTCTCATCCACCCACTCATCCAGCACGAGGGCAACCGCCGGACTGGTCATCAGCTTGATCGTTCTCATCCATTCTCCGTGGTGGGGACAGCGGCCCCCTGCGTTGAAGTTGCCATCCCCGCCTCCTGCAGCGCCCGCGACACCACCCCGGCCTCGCCGTCAAGCTGCTCGCCGTCCGTCGCCCAGGTCACCCGCTCCCCGTCCCGCCACACCCACAGCCGCACCACGCCCACCAGCTCGCCATCCTGCGGCGTCTCCGGCGGCAGGAGGAGCTTGCGGATCGCCAGCCGCTGCGCCAACGTCAGGGCGCCCCAGATTCGGCTGGGCGGGATGTCGGTGACGTTCATCGCCCACCCCCCTTCCGTGTCTCGTCCACGCCCATTGTCGCCAGCCGCCACGCGCGCATGTCACGGAACCGGCGCTCTCCCCTGGCACGGTCTGCGCGGCGCTCCCCCCGCTGCTCCCGGATCATGGAGCGGACGGCGTCACGGGTGCGGTCGAACTGCTCAGCGAGCGTGCGGTAGCCGTACCCCTGCGAGTGCAGGGAGAGGAGATCCTCGATCATCTCCTCTGACCAGACGGTGTACGGCCCGGTGTAGCCCTTCTCTGGTCTCATCGTCTCCACTCCCTGCCGTTGATCGTCAGCCCGCCCGGCGCCCATGCCTGCGGGGCCAATGCCTTCGCGACCTGCCCCGACCCAGCAGGCTTGCGCTCCGCTGTCCCGCCGCCGAACTGGAGGGCATCGCCGCTCCCCGCGAGGCGCATGCCGACGTCGCGGCTGTAGGCGTAGTCCGCCTCGGTTGGGCCGCCCCGCGCGGCCATCTGCTCGATGGCGATGTCGAGCAGCACCTCCAGGATGGCGTTCAGGGTGGCGGCGCGCGACAGCAGGGCGACAGCAGCGGGATCGATCATCGCCCACCCCCCGCCACCGCCCGCACATCCCCCGCCAGCTCCGGCGCCCGCCGCTCCACCAGCCGCTCGGCCTCCGCCAGATCCACCATCGACCCGCGCCCAGGCCGCGACAGCGCCCGGTCGATCAGCAGCACCGCCCGGTCAAGATCCACCCACGCCGCCGACCCGCGCGGGTGGTGATCCCGGCGGCGGTAGATGTGGCTGACCAGCTCGCTGGCGCTCATGCCGCCCCCATGTGCCGACGCCAGGCCGGATGCACCGTCGGAGGCCAGCCCGGCGGGATCAGGCAGCGGGCGCAGCTCTCGTAGCCGCCCCAGGGCAGCGGGCGGGTGGTGTCGAGGCCGCTGCCGCCGCAGACGATGCAGCCGGGGGCGCGCCGCTCGGTCGCCTTATACCGCTCACCCTGGGGGGGTATAAGGAGGGTATAAGGAAATGACCGGCGTTCAACCGATGACCTTATACCCTTATACCCTCTTATACCCTTAGAGAGAGGAGAGAGAGGCAGGGGCGGAGCAGTGCAGCAACCGGAACCGCAGAACGGGGTATAAGGGTATAAGAATCCGCTTCCAACCTGGATCGAGGAGGGTATAAGGCAGGGTATAAGGAGGGTATGAGGACGGTATAAGGAGGGTATAGGGCTCACGATTCAACCTCCACTTTCGAGGGATCGGGGACGTAGCAGTTGACCGCTTTTTTGGCGGTTTTGCACCACGCGACCTTGTGCATCCAGCCCACCGCCGCCATGCACGCGCCGAGGCGGGTCTTGTCCGCCTGGGTCTGCATCCCCAGCGGGCGGGAGATCACGTCCGCCAAAAGGCGCGCAGCGGTGATCGCCGTCTCCGGCTCATGGCTGCGCTCAGGCTGGGACAGCCACACGCTCAGAGGCTCCTCCCAGGGGTCGGTCTTGCGAAAGGGGCGCTGCAGCAATTCCAGCTCGGCCTCCTCTGTGGGCGTCAGGTGCCACTGCTCCCCGCTGTCGAGGCGGACGCGCGCCTCGGCCCAGAGCTGATCCCGGTTGGCGCGGATCCAGGCGAGGTCCACGCTGGTAGAGATGACCGGC